GCCTTCTTGAAGAAGACAGGCCAAATTGCAAGCGCACCAAAACCAACTGCACAAACTAAGAAAGACGAGGAATAACAATGGCAATCTATTTAAATAATAACGTAGGTGTTAAGTTGGCTACCAATGCTGCGCCAACCACACCATCTATCGATATCAGCGCATTTGTTACCAACGCTGTAATCAATCAGATCGTAGATGAGTTAGAAGTAACTGCTATGGGTGACACAGCGCACAAGTTTGTTGCTGGTCTACAATCAGGCACATTTACTATCGATTTCCTAAATGACTGGGCAGCATCTCAGGTCAACGAGACATTGAGCGCAGCCTTTGGCAAAACCCTAGCAGTATCAGTAATCACTGTTAAAGGCACAGCTGTAGGAGCCACAAACCCTACTTACCAATTCTCTGTACTTGTAAACAATTTGACCCCAATCGGTCAGGGTGGCGTAGCCGAGGTTGCTACCTCATCTATTACCTTTACAGTAAACTCCGCAATAACAGTGTCATCATCGGTACCATTTTAATTAAGGAGTAACAATGGCAAAGCTAAAGATAACAAGGGCTAATGGTGAAGTATCAGAGCACAAGATAACACCAGGTGTCGAGTACGCTTTCGAATTGAAGTATGGATCAGGTATTAGCAAAGTCTTGCGTGAGCACGAGAGGCAAACAGAGATTTTTTGGCTTGCTTATGAATGCTTACGCAGGGCTGGCGCTCAGATACCTTTGTGGGGAGTAGAGTTTATTGACAGCTTAGAAACTGTCGAGGTATTAGACGACGAAAAAAAATAATCCAGCGGGATTCGATCCTTTACAGCATCGCACAGTTGAGCGTAGAGACTGGGATACCGCCTAGAGAATTTATTGATATGGATAGCGAAATGTATAGCGCAATTATACAAGTGCTAACCGATAGAGCTAAGGAGATTCGAAATGCCAGTAGAGGTCGTAGGCGTTAAAGATGTCCTAAAGGGCTTAAGTTTTATTGATATGGATATGCGTAGACGTGTTGTCGCAGCTGTAGATCCTTTAATGCGTGGCGTTGCTAGTAAAGCTAAAGGTTTTGTCCCAGGTAATACAGATGTGTTGTCAGGCTGGTCTAAGGCCAATGCAGGCACAGGTAAATTTCCTAAGTATGATTCCAGTGTGGTTAGAGCAGGTATTGGCTATAACTCTGGACAAAATAAAACATTTTCCAATGGCTTTAAGGTTTACAATTTTGTTTACAATGCTAGTCGCCCTGGCGCAATTTATGAGGTAGCAGGTCGCTTAAACCCACAGGGTAGAGCACCATTTCAAATGACACCATCTAAAGGCGCAAGCGGTACATATACGTTAAAGTCACCTAAGAGCAAAGCATTTAGAGAGTTCAATTCAAGTAACCCATTTGCTAGCCAGCAATTTATAGCTGCATTACCAAAGGTAACTTCACAGCCTAAACTTGAAGGTGTAAGAGGTGGCAATAGAAAGACTAAAGGCCGTTTGGTTTACAAGGCCTGGGCTGAGGATAGTCCTAGAATTTACCAAGCAATCAAAGATGCTATCAATGCTACTGCTACACACTTTAACAAAACTACACAACAGAGGGTTGCATAATGGCCAATATAGTCGTCTCCGCCTTAGCCACCTTTAATGGCAAAGCACTTAAAAAGGGTAAGAAAGAAATATCCTTATTTGAGCAACAAGTCAATAAATTAGGCAAGACTTTTGCTAGTGTCTTTGCAGCACGCAAGTTATTACAATTTAGCAAGAATGCTGTTAATGCGTTTATGGCCGATGAAAAGGCCGCTAAGTCTTTAGAAGTACAATTAAGAAATACAGGATTCCAATTCAGTGCGCCAGGCGTTGAAAACTACATAGGCAACCTACAAAGATTAACAGGCGTACTAGATGATGAGTTACGCCCAGCATTCCAGCAATTACTTACAGCTACAGGGTCTATTACTAAGAGCCAAGATGCTTTACAAACAGCGTTAAACATAAGCGCAGCCACAGGCAAGTCTCTCACTGAGGTCAGCGCAGCCTTAACACGTGGCTTTAGTGGTAACACCACAGGCCTTAGCAGATTAGGTGCAGGCATAAGCAAGGCCACGCTGAAGACTGGCAATATGGACAAGATTATGGGCGAACTTAATAAAAAGTTTGCCGGCCAAGCAGCAGCCAGATTAGATACTTATGCAGGCAAGATGGGTCTGCTCACAGTCGCAGCCGAAGATGCTAGAGAGACTATTGGCAAAGGCTTACTAGATGCGCTGTCATTATTAGGCAAAGACACCAGCATTAGCAGTGCTACAAAATTAATGGATGATTTTGCTACTAGCACAGCAGATGCAGTAGTAGGTATTGCTGTCCTGGTTAATGAGTTAAAAAAACTAGGTAACACTAAAGTCGGTGGCGTTTTATTTGATGTTAAAAATATCCCAGTATTAGGTGCTTACCTTGCAGGATTCTCAGAGATAGGCGCAGCGCAAAGAGCCCAGACTGCACCATCTAATCGAGAAGGCAGATCAGCTAGCCGTATCTACCTGGATCAATTACGCAAAGAATCTAAAGCCCTACAAGCTGCAACCACCTTACGCAAACAAGAAAATTCACAATTAAAGGCTAAAACAGAATTAGATAAACTATCAGAAAAGTTTGACGTTGAGCGCATAGGTTTAATGAAAGCATTAAACGAGGCCACAGATGCTGATACTAAATTACGCATCCAATCTAAGTTAGCCATCCTAGACAACAATGAGGCTTTGGCTAAGAAATATAATGCAGAATTGTTGGCCAAGAGCGCAGCTGATTTATTAGCCGATAGCGCTAACAATGCCGCTAATGCCCTTAATACTTTGCCTAGCAAGTACGATCAAATCTTTAAAAATTTATACGAGCAATCACTTGCTATGGGTAATGATGTTGCTGGCGCAAGAGCTTTGGCTGGTATGTCTTCAAGATTACAAAAAGAAGCAGATGATTTTGCAGCAGGCACAGGCCGATACGCAGTACCAGGGCAATTACCATCTAGTGCGACTACAGCTGCCGCAGCAGCAGCACCTACAGTAGTACCACAGGTAACAGTAAACACAGGAGCAGTATTAACTAACCAACAAGATTTAACTATTTATATTCAAAACGCTTTAGGTGAAATAAGCAAACTAGGTAATGGCTCACTAATACCTGCTGGCTCGATTGCTTTCCAATGACAGTACCAGTAATAAACGCCACAATAAACTTCTCTACTGGGCCAAGCACTGCTCAGGCTATGCAGCTAGATATTGGTGTATTAGGCACAAACGTATTGGCAGATGCCGTAGCAGTTATTGTTGATGTGTCAGATCGTATTAACTTTATTCAAACAGCTGTAGGCCGTAATGCTTTATACGATCAATTCCAGACAGGCCAATTAACATTACGCATAGTAGATCAAAATGGTGACTTTAACCCTACTAATCCGACTGGGCCCTACTTTGGATTACTAACACCTATGAAGAAGGTCAGTATCGCTGCTACCTATAACAGCGTAACCTATCCTTTATTCTCAGGCTTTATCACAAGCTATGTAAACACTCAACCTAAAGATGCTACAGAGGTTGCCTATACAACCATACAAGCTGTAGATGCTATGCGCCTGGCTTACAATGCCCAGATCTCAACAGTCACAGGTGCTACTGCTGGTGACCTATCAGGCACACGTATTAATGAAATATTAGATGAGATCGACTGGCCAGCATCACAGCGCCAAATCGATTCGGGTCAAACTTCATTACAGAATGATCCAGGCACCCCACGCACTGCTTTAGGTGCTATGCAGACTGTCGCCCAATCAGAGTATGGCGCAATCTATGTAGGCTTTGATGGATCCTTTGTATTTAAGGACAGACTTACAGCTACAGAGACCATAGGTAATACACCCACAGTCTTTGCAGATGATGGCACAGGTATCCCATACGCTAATGCAGCCTGGAAACTAGATGACACCCTTATATTCAATTCAGCCCAAATCACTAGGACTGGTGGCACTGTGCAATCTGCTAGCAATCAGGCCAGTATTGACAAGTATTTTATCCATTCATATAACCAACAAGATCTGCTAATGCAGACCGATGCCGTAGCCCTAGATTATGCCAGGGCTTATGTGGCTAGCAGGGCTGAGACAACCATCCGATGCGATGCCATCGAGTTAGACCTATACACCCCTAACTACGATACAGGCATAGTCGCAGCTCTTAACCTAGATTTCTTTGACCCAATTACAGTTATCACTACCCAGCCTGGTGGATCTAAGCTGGAGAAAACCCTGCAAATCTTTGGCGTATCTAACATCATCACACCTAACAGCTTTAAAGTGGTGTTTACAACGCTAGAACCTGTCATAGATGGGTTTATAATAGGCAACGTAGATTACGGGGTCTTAGGTCAAAA